AAGGTTTGATGTCCGGGATGTTAAAGGTCATGAACGCCCGCGCAATCGCGACCGCAATAATCGTGTAAATCATTTTTAAATTGTTTTATTGTTTTGTGAATTGTGTCAAGCGAAATACCGGTCAATTCTTTTATTTCTCTAAATGTCATTCCGCAAAGATGCATTTTTGTAATTTCTTTTATAAAATTTTCTTGATCCGTCGAACCGCTTTGTTCCAAAAATTCCGCCAGCTTTTCGCTAAACTTGTTTTCGGATGGCGATTCGTTGACGTCAACAACATCGTTGATCGCGTCACCGTCCGACCTATATAAGCGCCAAAACTCCGACCTTTTCCACGTCCATTGATTCCACGCGAATCGTGAAAATATAGCGGGAATGTCGGAATCGTTAAAGTTAAACCGGTGCATGAGAACAAAAACATGACCAACCAAATCACCCGCAAGTTCATGATTCGACGTGATTTTTCGAGCGATTTGATATGCGTCATGTTCCCAAAATTTCATGGACTAATTTACAAAATATTTGAACCAAGCAATGAAAAATTCTTGACCGACTGGTTTTCCGTTCATAAATCGATACAACATCGAATAATTTACTTTCATGTCCTCGGCAAGATGTGTCATTTTATAACGCTTGTCAAGTCGAGACGTTGTCATTTTGCGCATCCAGTCCACAACATTTGAATCGTTAGAAAGGTAAATCATCATCGTTTTCATTCGTTGTTGGTGTTTCTTGTACTGGTTTTCCGATTAGTTTAATGGACCACGCTTCGACCGTGTTGAAATACTTTGTGACACCCTCCGGGGAAATCCATTCGCGACCTCGCAAATTGTATTTGACCTCAACGTCATCGCCAGCATTCAAATTGCGGACAAGGTCGCATTTATCGTTGACGGTTTGAAATGTCACAAATTGCGGGTATTCGGTCCACGTCTTGATTGTGAATTCTTGTTTTCGGAATTTATCCGAAATGTTTTGCAATGGCGTCACTTGGACAACCGTTCCTTTTTCTTCGTTCATTTATTTATATTTATTTGGTTTTCGTTAATTATTTGATAAAATTCTTCCCTTATTTTCTCGACAACATCATATTGCGATTGGTTCAATGTTTCGTATTTATACCAACGCCTCAACATTCGTTCAATTTCAATCAACGCGCAAAACATTTTTGGCGCCTCATTCATCAATTCGAATTCGTTTTGGTCTTCGGGTAAATTGAATTCAATCGTTGCTTTCATGTACGAATGTCTTTTCAATATATTCGTTCGCGTTACCGTTCACACCTTGATTCCATTCCCCGGAATCGTAAGCGCTGGCGATTTGTTCGCGTTCCATTTTTTTCGCGTCTTGAATTATTTCACCAACCCACGGAATGTGGTTAGCCATGACTTGCAATTCAAGTTTTTCAATTAAATAGTTCAATGCGGTTTGTTTCATTTCTTTTTTAGTTTATTGATTCGTTCATTGTAATATTCCGTCGCTATTTTGCAACGTTCAATCATTTGATTTTCCAGTTCAAAGTCACGTTCAAACGTCACCGACGTAATTCGAAAACGCGGGTCAATGTGGTCGACCTTGTGAATGGTTTTGTCGTCGTATTGTGTCAAGAATTCATCCCACGTTGACACCATGCAATAAATAAGTTCGAATTCGTGCTTTTCGTACAACATCATATATGCGCGACCTTGCCATTCGTAATCCTTGGAATCGATGTCCTCCGGTAATTCCGGGAACGTGTCCAACGACCACGATGTTTTAATATCTTTGATTCCTTGGTTCGTAATAATGTCACATTCACCCGTCAACCATTCGTTTTCAATTCGTTCAGTGTTCTTTTCAAAATTTTCAAATCGAACCGAATTCAACAATTGAATCGATTCAAGTTCTTGATTGATTCCCTTGTCAAGGTATCGATTGACAATTGGGGATTCATAACCATAAAAATGTTCTTTTGCTAATTGATCAATAAATGATTTCGCCGTTTGCGACAACGCGTCCCCCTTGGTTCGTGACGTTGTCATGAGTTTACCGATTTGTGACGCTCGCCATTTCATAATTCAAGTAAATTTATTTTTACATTCATCCAGTATAAAAAATCCCGCGACTTTGGATCAAGGTCCTTTAAAACCTCATGCACTAAAATAAGCGCGCACGCTTTACGCGTTATCTTTGTTTTTACCTTGTCGCTATGTTCGACAACATTAAACAAATCGAAAAGGTATTGCGCGCGCTCTTTTGCGTTCATTTACAATTGGTTGATTTGTTCCGTTGTTAGTGAATAGGTTCCTTTCAATTTTTCAACGGTGAATTTTCCGTCCGCAATGGCTTTTTTTGCGTTTTGAAAACGTTCGTCGTCAATTGTCGGCTTCGTTGTCGGTTTGCTTGCCTCGTTCCCGTCGTCGTCGATTGCTTGTAATGACAACAACGATTGCAAGGTTCCCCGTCGAAAATAAGTAATGCAAGCCAACGTTTTTTGGGGATCGGTTATGTTCAACGGAATGTCCATAAATGATTCGGTTGATTCGCCCGTTTCGATGTCCGTTATAATCGTGAACACCGTGTTTCCTTTGACTGGTTGCAAAAGAATTAAACCATAACTCAAAAGAATCGGTTCGACCGTTTCCAGTAACGCGTTGATGTCCGCGTAATTCTTTTTGAAATGGGGATTCGTCGCGTTCTTTGAAACCTTACCAATGTGTTGTTTTGCTGAATGCAATTTGTGAAATAACCCTTGCGGTTGTTCCGTTGTGACCGATTCGGTCGTTTTTCTTGTTGTCGCCATAATTAACAGTTTTAAATTTCACCAAAGATAAATATTATTTTCATTCGTGCAACATGGCAACATTAAATTGTTAACAAATCTTTGTTGGTAATTATCCAAGTGTCCGATTTGAATTGAAAAAACGGTCCGTCGAATTCGCCTTTTTTCTTGAAAACTTTAATTTCATCGAATCGTTGTCGTGAAATTCCGCCCTTAATCCATGCGCGGGAATAATCATTCAAAACATCCACGAAAATAAAATAGTCACAACGTTGTTTTGAATTATGATTTGACAAATGACAATTGTTTTCCAGCTTTGGAATTCCATTCCTTGCCATTGTTTTGATTTCGACTTTGAATCCTTCAATCAAAAGGTCGTAATTAAATTCTTGAGCATGAATAACCTTTCGTCCTTTACTGGAATAGTAATCAAACACCACGATTTCACCCAGCGCCCCCGTCATTTTTCCGTCACCTTCGCGGATGGAATTATTCAAGATTCCGAAATCAAACAAGATTTGCGCGCGGTCGCGTTGGTTTTGGCTTATTTCAATTTCAATCATGGACAAATAAATCAAACCATTCAATAAATGAATCGAAATCGCGCGCAATTAAATAAACACCCCCAGCGCGTTCGATGTCCTCTTGATATTTTTTTTGTGCTTCGCTTTGTCGGTCTTTGCCAATTTTGACCTCGATTTTCACCGAACGCCCCCGAATAGTTGCGGAAATATCCGCACTACCTTTGGTCGTTGTTCCTTTCGTCCACGTCACACCGATTAGTTTTCCGCCCGTGGTTCGTTTTTCCCTTGCAACCCCCATTGTATTGATTCTTTCCGCTTGAAAACCGTTATATTGAATGAACGATGTTATTGCCTTCGTCAATCCGTTCGCGGTATTGTCGTCCCATTTCGTTTTAACGTGGTAAGCTGGCGGAATCGACGGGTATCGTTCGACGTCATGCGCTAATTTAAGCGCGTCCAAACGTTGTTTATTTATCTTTTCCATTCAATCAGTAGTGTTGTGATTAAACCAAAAGTCAAACAACCGACCGCACCCCACCAACCGAATCGATAAATCGCGCCCCACCAAATCGCAATCATTGTTAAAGTGGCTAAAATAATAGGTTTTTTCATGTATATTTATTTTAATTATTACTCGGTGAATCGTTCGTCAAGATAAAATAACGCCCGGAATGGTTGTGACCCTCGGTGTATTTGTATCCCTTGAAAATGGCGTATTCGCGAACCCATTTTTTGAATTTTTGCGTTGACAAGTCCTTGAATGAATTCGTTTCGCTTTGGAATTCTTGCAATTTAGTT